TCAAATCAGAGGCTGCCGGAGTTACTCCACAGGAAAAATTTGATGGAGCATCGGATGCTACAAAAACTGTCACGGGCGCAGGTCTACATAAACCCGCAGGTGATAAATCTTTAAGAAATCAACCCGACCCCGGTAGTACTGTAGGCAATCTATCAAAAGAACAAATGACAGCATTACTAGCACAAATTGGTAACAGTGAAAGTGGCGGAAATTACACTAGCATTAATCCTTTTGGTTATATAGGAAAATATCAATTTGGCGCAGAAGCCCTACAACGTATGGGTTATATTAAATCAGGATTAGTAACCAGCTATAAACAGCTAGGAGCAGAAAAGCACAAGGCTCTACTAAACAATCCTAACAGCTGGGTCGCTAATAAATGTGCTAGCCAAGACGAATTCCTTAACAATCCAGCACTACAAGAAAAAATAATGGAACAATTTACAGCTCAGAACTATTCTGACATGATTAGCAACGGTGCTATTACCAAAGATATGACCCCAGAAGATGTTGGTGGTATGTTGATGACCGGACACATGTTGGGCGCAAGCGGAGCAAATACTTGGCGCAAAACAGGTAGTGGGCAGGACGGCAATGGTACAACCGGTAGCTTGTATTTCAAAACAGGCAAATATGCTGTATCAGTGCTGGCACCTAAAATGCCAGAGATCAACGCTGGATAAATATTACTATGGCTATTATGTATAGAGGATTTAGTACAGTGGGGCGAACTAGAAAGTTTCGTCTGACTGACTTTGAACTAGTTAAACAGGATATTATCAATCACTTCCATATCCGTAAGGGTGAGAAGTTAATGAATCCTAACTTTGGTACGATCATCTGGAACGTACTACATGAGCCTTTGACCGAAGACTTAAAAAGTGTAATAACTTCTGACATTAAATCTATTGCTAGCTACGATCCACGTGTTGGCATCGACAACGTAATCATCACAGAATACGAATTTGGTATTCAAATTGAATTAGAACTACGCTACATTCAAACTAATCAGACCAGCGCAATGAATCTACGCTTCAACAGTCAATCAAACTCAGTTACAATGGTATAATAAACTACGCACTTATATTTCCTGATAAATACATTATAACAGGAAATAAGTATGGCTACCACAACAAGACAAACGAGTTTACTAGTTGCTGAAGACTGGACAAAGCTCTATCAAACCTTCCGTAGTGCGGATTTTCAAAGCTATGATTATGAAACCTTGCGTAAGAGCATGGTCGACTATCTTCGCTTATACTACCCAGAAGATTTCAACGACTTCATTGAATCAAGTGAATTTGTTGCCTTAATTGATCTCATTGCTTTCTTAGGACAATCGCTAGCATTCCGCGGCGACTTAAACGCACGTGAAAACTTTATCGACACAGCGCAACGTCGTGATAGCATTCTTAAACTTGCTAAACTAATTTCATATAACCCTAAACGCAATGTTGCTAGTAGCGGTTATTTAAAACTTGACAGTGTAAGTACTACCGAAACAGTATTTGACAGCAACGGCTTAAATTTAGCCAGCTTGGTTGTTAACTGGGCAGATGCTGGTAATGATAACTGGTATGAACAGTTCATCACAGTATTGAATGCTAGTTTTAACTCAACGCAGGTTGTAGGTAAGCCTAGTAACAGTGCCTTAATTAACAACATTGTAACTGATGAATATCAAATTAATCTAATTCCTAACCTTGTTGCTACATATTCTTTCCAAGCAGACATTGAAGGTAGCCAAACACCTTTTGAATTAGTAAGCCCTACTAGTGCTGGTCAAAGTTACATCTACGAAGCTGCGCCTCGCCCTAATACTAGTTTTAATCTATTGTACAAAAACGACAACCTAGGAAATAACAGTGCTAATACTGGATTTTTCTTATACTTCAAGCAAGGCGAATTAAAATCAATTGATGTAAACTTCCAAGAAAGTTTACCTAATCGTGTTTATAGCATTAACGTTAATAACATTAACAACTCTGACATCTGGGTTTATAGTTTAGATCAAAATGGCGCTGTCGACACACAGTGGGCTAAAGTTCCTGCTGTGGGCACTACCAACGTGATCTACAATAAGAGCACAAACAAAAATGTTTACCAAGTAAACAGCCGTGCTGGCGATCAAATTGATCTAGTGTTTGGTGACGGATCATTTAGTAACGTACCACAGGGTCGTTTCCGTATCTACTATCGTGTCAGCAACGGATTAGAATATAAAATTACTCCAGACGAGCTACGTGGCATTACTATGTCAATAAACTACACTAGCCGTAACAATCGTGTTGAAACATTGACCATGCGTGCTAGCTTACAGTACACAGTGGCTAATGCTACAACACGTGAAACATTAGATGACGTGCGCCAAAAAGCACCGCAACAATACTATACACAAGATCGTATGGTCACTGCGGAAGACTATAACATTTTACCATATACCCTGTTCAACAACGTATTAAAAGTTAAAGCAGTTAACCGTACAAGTTCTGGTGTTAGTCGTTACCTAGATGTTATCGATACTACAGGTAAGTATTCAACTACTAATATTTTCTGCCAAGATGGTATGTTGTATCGCGAATCATTCATTAATTCGTTTAATTTTGATTTTGCCACAACCAATGATATTTTTAAAATATTAACAAATAGAATTAAACCTATTGTGGCAGAAAAAGAAACACAACAATTCTTCTATGCCTTCTATGATCTAATCAATCTTGATGACTGCTATTGGAATAAATCAACTGAGATTGCCAACGGCAACACAGGATACTTCTATGACAGCTCAGATAAGATTCTACAACTTGGTAGTTATGTAGCTGGTAACAAAAAATACATTAAACAAGATGCTATTGTTAAATTTAGCGCAGGTGAAGGCAACTATTTTAATGCGTTAAATCAAATTAAAGCAGGTACTCCTACTAAAAACGGTGATAAATTTTATATCTATGCTAGCATACGTGAAGTACTAGCTGACGGTACTAACGGCGGCAACGGCAATTTATCTAACGGCAGTGGCCCGGTAGTTATTAATCAATCCGTGCCTACAGGTGCTAAGGCAATTCAAGCCTATGCGGTGTTTAATATTGATCTACCAAATTCATTAATCACTAGCATGACTGAATACATTGAAGCATTCCAAGACTTTGGTATACGTTATGATGTTGACACTAGCAGTTGGAAAATTGTCCTACCAGAAAACCTAAACACCACAGGTGACTTTAGTCTAGCAAACGCAGGACTTGCTAATGACACTAGCTGGATAATTCGTTTCCAAACCAAAGGACAAACATTTACAGTTTGGTACCGTGGTGTTAACTATGCGTTTGAAAGTGTTATAGAAACTAACTTCTATTTTGATACTAAAGTTAAAGTGTTTGATCCTAAAACAGGATTTACAATCAACGACCAAATCAACGTCCTCAAAATTAATAGTCAGCCCGATAGCACAGCCTTCTTGGGTATTGATTATAGTTGGTATGTTTATAAAAATATTACAGAAGCAGATGGCTACGAAAATCCTAGTAAGATCTTAGTTACCTTTCCCGACAGTGACAATGATGGCGTGCCAGATAATCCTGAACTGTTTGAATTAATTGTTGCTCCTAGTACAGACACAAAATCTAAATATGTGTTCTTCCAAAATACATATAGCTATGATAATTTTGTAGTACAAACACCAGTTAGCAATGATTTGGTTATAACAGAATACGACACCCTAGTACAAATACAATCTGCGGCAACCTTATACACTAACGGGCAACTATTTTATCTAGCAGACAGAAATGAATTTTATCAACTAGTAGTAGTTGGCTCAGTATATACTCCAACATTGGTCACTGGCTACACTGCTAAAATAGGACGTCAAGACCTATACTTCCAGTATCGTCATAACAGTCCTAACAACAGACGTATTGACCCTAGTCCAAATAATATTGTTGACTTGTACATGCTGACTAAAACTTATGCTACTGATTACGTTGCTTGGTTACAGGACACATCAAATAAATTATCTGAACCGACTGCTCCTACTCCTGAGGTTTTAGCCACAGACTTTAATGCGCTAGACAACTATAAGAGCATCAGTGATACAATCATTTACAATCCTGCTAAATTTAAACCAATCTTTGGTAGCAAGGCAGCTACAGCATTACAGGCTACGTTTAAGGTAGTTAAAAATCCCAACGTGGTTGTCAGCGACAACGACGTTAAAGTTGGAGTAATTGCGGCTATTAATCAATATTTTGATATAGCTAACTGGGACTTTGGTGAAACATTTTACTTTTCAGAGCTAAGTGCGTATCTACACAATGCTCTAGCACCTAACATTGCCAGTGTTATAATTGTGCCAGCAAGCGAAACAGAAGCATTTGGTAGACTGTTTCAAATCAACGCTGAATACAATGAAATTATAGTAAGTGCCGCAACAGTAGACAATGTACAAATTATTAGTTCCATTACTGCTGCGCAATTAAACCAGGTTTAGAAAACGTTTAAATACATTATAGCAAAAGAGATCTTACAACAATGGCCGCAAGAAAAAGTATAAATTTACTTCCACAAATATTTCAAACAGACATCAACGACAAGTTTTTATCTGCGACGATTGATCAATTAATCAGCGAACCATCACTGAAGAATATCAATGGTTATATTGGCCGTAAATTTGCTCCAACATATAAAAGCACAGATAGCTATCTATTAGAAAACAATGCTAATAGAGAAAATTATCAACTTGAACCTAGTGTATTAATTAAAAATGAGTCGGGTGATGTTACTTTCTTTGCCAGTTACATTGACTTTCTAAACAAAGTTAAGTACTATGGCGGCTCAATAACAGACCATAGTCGTTTATTTAAAAACGAATACTACACATATGATCCAGGTATTAGCTTTGACAAGTTTGTTAACTTTGGTCAGTACTACTGGTTGCCCGACGGACCCGACACAGTACACGTTAACACAACCGGAGTACCTCTAGTTAAATCGTTTGATGTAACTCGTAATGTTACAACTAACACCTACGATTTTGATATTGGCAATCTAAAAAATAACACCATAACATTGGCACGCGGCGGCACATATACATTTAATATTAATCAACCAGGACATAAATTTTGGATTCAAAGTGAGTTGGGACTAGACGGCAAAGTTAACGCGACTCCTACAGTTAGCACAAGAGATGTACTTGGTGTATACAACAACGGCCTAGAAACCGGCGCAGTAATATTTGATGTGCCACAAAAAGATGCGCAAGATCGTTATACACTAATGAGCTCAGTCTACAATGTAGATTATGCGGCACCTATTCCTTATAGCAAATTACATAATCGTATTTTAAGCGATTTCCTAGAAGAATATCCGCAATACGCAGGCATTACTGGTCAGCTCAACGGCAAAACATTGGTATTTGTTGATGTAGACAAGTGGTCAGAGTCAACCGAAGAAGCATGGGTTGCCCGTGGTGTGTTTGATCGTGATGGGTTAGCAATTGATGGATATGACGCAGGCGTAGCAGTTCCAGAGAACCAAAGATTTGGTGTATGGAAAGTACTGTACACTGATGGTGGTGCCGGTGATCCATTGATTCGCTTGGTATACGAGCAAGACATAGCCATTGAAGAAAAAGTATATATTAAGTACGGTATTGGCAATGCTAACAAAGAGTTCTATAAAGAATTAGACGGGCAACTACGTCGAGTGCCACATATTACTGCGGTACAGGATACATTGTATATCCAAGACGGCACAGACCCCGGCATTTATTCATTCATTAAAATTGTTGATTCGACTAATTTTGTGATTGATGTAGAGAACGATATTCTAGGTAAGAAAACTTATACTAGCCCGAACGGTGTTAAATTTACCAGCGGATTAAAAATACATTTTGAAAATGATGTAACTCCGGCTAGCTATCAAAACAATACCTATTACGTAGAAAACGTTGGTGATGCGATTCGACTAGTAGACGTAACATTGCTAGTGACACCAGAACTATACAATGATGAATTAGCAGTAAACTATCCTGATCAAGTATTCCCAGAATATATTACAATCAAACGCGATGCGTTAGATCTTAACGCATGGGCACGCAATAATCGTTGGTTCCATAGAGAGGTTATTGTAGCAACATCTGAGTATAATGGTACATTATTATCATTTAACCAAACCTTGCGTGCGCAACGCCCTATCGTCCAATTTGAAAGTGATTACAGACTATTTAACAATGGTAGAATCGGTAAACGTGCCATTGATATTTTAGATACAAATACCACAGACCCGTTTAATACATTAGAAGGTAAAACACTAAGTGGGGCATTTGGTATTACTCTAACCGACGGTCTTCGTGTGTTATTTGGATCAGCAGTTGACCCATTAGTACGTGATAAAATTTATGTAGTAAATTTAGTTCAATATGACGCAAATCCTGTAACAGGAATCCCAGAAGGTGATTTTTATATCAAATTGACCATAGCCGACGACGGCGACAGTGAGATATACGACACTGTAGCAGTTACAAACGGAAATTACAAAGGTAGCCAATGGTGGTATGATGGTACTAGTTGGTTAGAAAGTCAACAAAAAACTACCCTACAACAAGACCCATTATTTGATGTATTTAATAACAGCGGAATTAGCTTCAGTGATACCACAACATATCCTAGAAGCGCATTTACCGGCTGTAAAATATTTGGGTACCAACGCAATACTGCCGGAGTAAATGACTTAGTACTAGGATTTCCACTAACGTATAAAAATTTCCAAACACAGGGCGATATCCAATTCCTTAACTATTTTAGTAATGATACGTTTACCTATGTGGTTAACAACGAAACACTATCTGTTGATGTGGGTTCCGGCTTGTTGCAGAAAACTGTAGATAGAAATACAGTTAAATCTGCTAATACTTGGAGAACTGTAGTTGAAGCTAGTAGACAATACCAAATTATTAACACAGTATATGACGGCAATAATCAAATTGGTAAAAACATAGGTACCGTTAACGACGATCAAAAATTCTATATTGATATTCTACCAGAAACAGAAGCAACAATCCCTTATGTAAAAGTTTTTGTTAATAATAAATTAGTGCCAAATAGCCAATGGAATTTGGTATTGGCTAACAGCGCAGATGTTTATACTAAAAAGAATGGTATTCATATTCTTAATACATACCCGCTGACAGTCAACGATAAAGTTGATCTATTAATCCACAGTAGACAAATTAGTAAATTAGGACACTATCAAGTCCCTAGTAACTTAGATCTAAATGCGCAGGGTGTTAACTTAACATCACTGACATTAGGTCAGATGCGAAATCACTTAGTTGAATTAAGTCAGAATAGTTTTGCCATAGACGGAAATATTTTAGGCACTAGCGATCTACGAGATATCGAACTTAAAGCACAAGGCGGCACGATCCTGCAGCACAGTGCTCCATTGCCTTACGCTAGTTTGTTCCTGTTGGACGAGCAGGCTAGCTATATTGATTCATTGAAATATGCGCAAAAAGAATATACTAAGTTTAAAAATAAATTTATAGAATTAAGTAGTTCTTTACCCGGAATTGACCCAATGAATCCGGTTGCGTCTGTAGATCTTATTTTAACACAAATCAACGCTAATAAAAATTCTACATTCTCGTGGTTTTACAGTGACATGGTCCCATACGGTACACTTAAAACTACAATTAACTATACAGTATTTGATCCGTTAGTTACAGAATACCAAATCACTAATGTGTTTAATGACACAACATTAAGTGGGTTGGCAGTATTGGTGTACCTAAACGATGTACAACTAGTTAAAGATCGAGACTATACATTTAGTAAAGTTAGTCCAAGTATTGTTTTCAACACAGACGCGATTACATTAACGATTGATGATAAAATTACATTTGTTGAATATTCTAACACAGACGGCGCTTACATTCCGGAGACTCCGACTAAGTTGGGATTATATCCCAAATTTATTCCTGAACTGTATGAAGATGATACTTACAGAATAACTATCAATGCCATTCGTGGACATGACGGTAGTATTACTCCAGCATTCAATGACTATAGAGATAATATTCTATTAGAATTAGAAAAACGTATATTTAATAATATCAAACTAGTAGATACTGGTATCTATAAAAATATCTATCATATTTTACCTAGCAAATTTAGAAATAATGATTATAGCAACGTTGAGATTAACAATGTTTTAACTAAGAGCTTCTTAAGCTGGGTAGGAAATAACAAACTAGACTACACATCGAATAGTCTATTTGAAAGCAATGACGCATTTACCTGGAACTATAATCTTTTTGTTGATAGATTGGACAACGAGTACCTACCAGGAAGCTGGCGTGCTTGCTATATGTATTTCTATGATACAATAGCACCGCATCAACGTCCATGGGAAATGTTAGGATTTAGTATTAAACCTAATTGGTGGGAAAATTATTACGGCCCAGCACCATACACTGGTGGCAACGGACTATTGTGGGAAGACTTAGAAGCAGGATTAATTGTTGATGGTGACCGCGCAGGCATTGATAAACAATTTGCTCGCCCTGGGTTAACATCGATTATTCCGGTTGACGAAAATGGATTCTTATTGAGCCCAGCCGCAATTATTGCCAAAGCAACAAACTCTACTAAAGCCGCCACATCGTGGGCAATCGGGCAGATTGGACCAGTTGAGTGGACATGGAGAGCAAGTAGTGATTATCCGTTTGCTGTTAACCAAGCACTAGCATTGACCCGTCCGGCAATGTATTTTGGTAGATTTATCGACACATATAATATTAAATTCAATAGTGATCTAGACCAATACCTAACAGCAAACAATCAACACGTTAACCAAAAAGAAATATATTACAATGGTGACACTAGTTCTGGGAGTGTTAAACGTAGTGCTGGATATTTAAATTGGATTGCGGATTATTTAACTAACCTAGGTATAAGTCCTGAGGTAAAATTAAAAGGTATGATCCAAAACTATCAAGTAAATTTAGCCTACAAAATGGCAGGCTTTACTGATAAGAAATTCTTAAATGTCCTAGCAGAGCAAAGTAGCCCAACAAGCACAAATGAAAGCGTGTTACTACCGGATGAAAACTATAACATTTATTTGTATAAATCAACACCTATAGACAAAGTAGTTTACAGTGGTGTAATTGTAGAAAAAACATCTAACGGATATACGGTACGCGGCTATGATTTAAATAATCCGTACTTTACTATTATTCCTAGTGTGGTTAATACCAATGCGTTTAAGATCACTGTATTAAATGCCGACGGGACTATTTTCCGTGACTATCAAAACATTAAATTAACTGTTCCATATGGTTATGAATTTAAATCACGTCAACAGGTTGTTGATTTCTTAATTAGCTATGAACGCTACTTAATGGCGCTGGGTTTTCAATTTAACGAATACGATGGCCAATTAAAAGAAACACGTAACTTTAAATTAAGTGCTAAAGAATTCTTATTCTGGGCCCAACAAGGATGGAATGTTGGTAGCTTAATGATTCTAAGTCCTATTGTTAATTACTTAAAAGTCAACACCAACGGTAGTATTGTAGACGCAATAAGTAACAGTCAATACAGTTCTAGAATCTTAGATCAAAACTTTAACTTGGTTAAAAATACCAGTTACAATGTTACTAGATCAGCAAACAACTTTTCAGTATCATTAACTGATGCTAACAGCGTTTTGGCATTTGCTGAATTAAATTTAGTACAATACGAACATGTTTTAATATTTGACAACAGCACAGTGTTTAATGATGTTATCTATAGACCAGAATTGGGTAACAGACAATATCGTTTAAAACTAGTTGGTCAAAAAACAGCCAACTGGGATGGTAGTTTATATGCTCCTGGATTTGTATATAATTCAGGTGATGTACAAACATGGCAACAGGGTAAAGATTACCTTAAAGGCGATCTAGTAGAATACAAAAATCTATACTATGTGGCCCTTAAACTAGTGCCAGCAGCAGTTGACTTTGACTTCTCAGTATGGAAACAATTATCTAGTTCAGAAATTAAAACAGGCTTACTACCTAACTGGTCAACTATCGCAGTTAAACCACAATCATATTATGATTCATACAGTGACTTTGACGACGAAAACGTTATAAAATACAGTCACGGTTTGATTGGATATAAACCGAGACAGTACCTAGCAGATCTAGGACTAAGTGACACAACACAAATGGAATTCTACAAAGGATACATTCGTCAGAAAGGTAGTGCTAATGCGGTTAATGAATTAACCCGTGCTGAATTTAACAATTTAAAATCAGCGATCAATTACTACGAAGAATGGGCAGTACGTGTAGGCGAGTATGGCGCATTAGACAGTAACCCGTATATTGAAATTGTGCTTGACGAAAAATCGTTTAGTGCTAACCCAACGACTGCGGAATTCGTTGATGATCAAAACAGCAACGATGCTGATGGCGTAACGGTGTTTAATCGTTTCCAACTATACAGATCTACTAATCAGTTCAATGGTAATATTGCCCTAAACAGAGATGATTCAAGCATCTACGATCGCGATATCCCTACAGCTGGTTATGTTAACCTTGAAGACGTCGACGCTACTATATTTGATCTATCTAACTATACTGATTTGAATGCTGACTTAGATAATATTGGCACAGGGTATAAAATTTGGGTAGCTAAAGATTTCACACAAGACTGGAATGTCTATCGTGTTACTGAAACAGACAACACAGTAATTCAAATTAATAATATTCTTGATGGGTTGATTACATTTACTACAGCAACTCCGCATAACTTAGAAGACAACGAAATCTTCCTAGTACGTAATTTTGGCAGTACCTATGATGGATTCTACCAAGTATATAACGTAATTGATCTTAACACGATAGCAGTAGTTTATTATGGTCTTCCATCTAACCTAGATACATTAACAACCTTAACTGGATCTGGACTGTTATTGCGTTTAGACAGTATGCGTTTTACATTTATGGAAGATGCTCGTGTGTACGGCCTATCTAATCCTATCCGTAACTGGAAAGTAGGCGACAGAATTTGGATCGACGACGATGCGGCTACAAACTCAGTACAAGGTCAACCATATGATACTCCGGATGGCACATGGAAAGTATATGAAAAAACCAATCCGTGGAACTACGCACAGACATTAGAGAAATCAACTCTTGACTACGGTAAAGATGATGGCTTTGGTTCTAGTATTAGAATGAGCGCCGACGGATTAATTGTGGTAGCAGGTAGCCCATTTGCTAACACCACTCCAAGTTGGTCTGCTACTGGAGTTAAAACGGGTAGAGTTATTGCCTACGACAAAAATTACAGTGGTGAATTTGTACAAGGTTTTAACGTAACTGCCGATGCGGGCAACGCAAATGTTGTTGTTAGAGAATACGGCAACAACATTGATATGGCTGTAGAAAAACTAGGGGTTGGTGCTCCTGGCAGTTACGGCAATGTGGGATTTGTGTTTGTTTATAACAGACCGATAGGAACTACAGAATACCAACGTGGACAAGTTATTGTAGGTAATGTAAATTCCGCAGGTAGATTTGGTTCTAGCATATCTTTTGAAGAATTTGGTAACTGGTTGTATATTGGTAGTCCAGATGAAGATACAGTGTACGTGTATGGTTTAAACAAAAATGTTACAACTAGAAAACAATTATACTCTGCTAGCGGATCAGCTAATACAGTTACACTAAACTTTACTCCTGATGTAGCCAACGTAGCTAGCTCATTGTTAGTGACTATTAGTAATCGTACTTACATACCCGACATTGATTATACCCTAACTGGTTCTATATTAACATTTACAGAAACTGTGCCAGCTGGTACAGTTACAATTATACAACAGCCTTACTTCACACCAGTTGGTGAGCCGTTAGTGGGGCCAGCAGATAGTGAATTTGGCTATGATCTAGATTCGAGCTTAGATGGCGCACAGTTAGCCATTAGTGCCCCGGGCGCCAACGTAATGGTAAACGGCACATGGAAGATAGGTGCTGGTAGTGTTTATGTATACGATCGTGTTATTGAAGCATTTAACAGTGTCACCGATGCGGTAGTAGGATCAGGCAGTCGTAATTATGAAGCTACAGGAAATATTGGATTAGTATATAGAGTTACAATCGACGACATTGAAGTCAATGATTATCAAGTTATAGCTAATGCTGGATCGTATACTAATACTATTAGTTTTATTAATCCGCCACCAGTTGGTAAGATGATTTTTGTTGAAACTAATAAATTTAACCTATTAGAATTATTGATTGGTATTGACAGCTTAGAAGGCGGACGATCAGCAATTCAAGACGGCGCACGTTTTGGTACAAGTCTAACTATCTGTTCAAACAACTGTGCGATTTATGTAGGTGCTCCTAAATATACTGCTGATTCACTATACAATCAAGGTGCTGTTTGGAAGTTCCACCACAGAGGTCGCTTATACGGTACTAACACAGGATATACTTACAATCCAGTGTTCACACCAGGTGACACAATACGTTTAGATAACTTCGAAGTTGCGGTTACTGGTCGTATGTTGCCAACTGTGTTGGCCAACGGAACTAACGCAAACATACTAGCAGTAAGTGGTAATATAGTTGCTAATGTTGGTGATTATATCACTCAAACACTCAGTGGAGCAAACGTTACTGTATTAGAAAGTAACTGGCCAACAGGTAGCAAAACTATCACAGTTAGTCAAGAATATAATACAAATATTCAATTGACATTGAACAGCACAATTACAGCATCACGTGGTGACTTCCTAGTACAAAACATCGACGGGGTTATTGCTAATGTAATGGTATACGCTGATGTAAGTTCAAGTACTACTGTAAACGTAAGACCTATTATGGGTAGTATTATTGCTGACGGTACTAAACTTGTTAAGAATGGCAGTTATATGGTACCAAACGTTCACGTAACTACAGTAACTACATTTACATCAAATACATTTACCTATGGCGCAGACGATCTATTAGTAAATGATGCGGCTTATATTAGCAATGACTATGTAACAAACACAGCATCATGGTCTAATGTAGCAGTACATCCAATGGCTAGTTTAGATTCGTTTGTTAAAGATATTAATGACGCTGGTATTCTTGGTGTAAGCGCAGTTAACGAAAACGGATTCTTTAGATTAGATTCTGACAGAACTGTGGCCAAAAACCTACTACGTAACCTATCTGGCAGAAACAGCGATGGTAGTACAGGTGTAAGCGATATCTACGCATCAGCGGATATGGCTATTTTTGCGTTCATGCAGATTATTGTTAATCCATTTAGTCGCCAAGGCGAATACTTTGGTAGTAAAGTTATCCTGGCTCGCAACGCATACATGTTGGTTATTGCTAGTGAACGCGGAACTACACAGTATCAAACAACATTTGACAGTGGTGAGATGGTCTTAGATGATGACTCTACTGTATTCTTTGACGCAGTACTTGGTAGCGGTAGTGTTTACATTTATGAACTATATGATGATCCACGCAATCAAGTTGAAGATCCTGGTCGTTATGCCTACTGTCAACAACTAACTCTTAATGGTTTAGAAGTTGGTGACAGATTTGGTGCTGACATTGACATTGTTAACGGCGAGATTATTGTCAGCGCACCGGGCAACGATGATGTTGATGTTGACGGAAATCCGCTAACTCAAGACAACGCAGGCAAATTGTATCTATTCTCTAATCCAGCTCGCACACGTGGTTGGAACTTAATTAGATATCAAGAAGACAAAGTTGACCCCGACACTGTTAGTCGTATGTACTTGTATGACAATCAATCGAATACTATTCTAACTAACTTAGAATTTATTGATCCTGCTAAAGGTAAGATCTTAGGTCAAGCTGAACAAGACCTAACATACAAAACAGAATACGATCCGGCTATTTACAATAGAGGCAACGTTACAACGACTATCTTGAACAGCCAAACTTACTGGGGTGAGAATCAAGTAAATCAAGTTTGGTGGAACTTAAGCCAAGTACGTTTTGTTGACTATGAGCAAGGTTCATTGGCCTATAGAGCTGTTAACTGGGGTAGATTGTTCCCGGGTAGTAGTATAGAAGTATGCGAGTGGGTAGAATCAACAGTACTACCAAGCCAATATGTAGGCGCAGGCTTTGATGGCGTACCTAAATATAGCAATGATGAAGCATACGTAGAAATTACCTATGTTGATCCAACTACTAATATTATTACCAGCAAGTATTATTTCTGGGTTACAAATAAAACTAGTCTAACAAATAATACCACAGGCAGAACACTGCCAGTACAGGTTATTTCTGACTTGATTAGTAATCCCAAGAGTCAAGGTATTGCCTATACTGCTGTTATTAAATCTAATGCGTTTATTGTTTATAATGTTAGCGAATACTTATCAGCTACAGATACAATCTTACATTTAGATTATGACCTAATCAGAAACACAAATCTAATCCATAGTGAATACGAGCTACTCCAAGAAGGAAATAGATTCAGCGTTATTCCGGACAAGATCAGTAACAAAATGATTGATAGTTTGAGCGGAGTAGACTCACAAGGTGCTGTGGTTCCGGACAGTAAACTTAGCGTGGCAGATCGTTACGGTATTAGTTCACGACCAAGACAAAGTATGTTTGTTGACAGATTGCGTGCTCTAAGTGACCTAGTAGAATATGTTAACGCAGTTCTAGCCCAGAAACCAATCGCCAGACAATACAACTTATCACAACTTGATTCGGCTGAACCTATACCGTTAAGTTATACACAAAATCCTGAATCGGGTGCGTGGGATTCAACTGTTGACACTGATATAGAATTAGCATACTTAGATACATTAAGTTTGACAACAGGTTATAGAATATTAGTTAAACAAGATACCACACAAGACAATCTATGGACTATTTACGCCCTTGGTGCTAATAAACAGTGGAGTATTGTACAAGTACAAAGTTATAGCACTAATCAGTATTGGGAATATATAGACTGGTATGCTGATGGATTTGGTCCTAACGAGCAGATCGAATATGTTGTTGACACACTAGTAGATGCCTTAAGATTACCGGCTAGTATCGGCGATGAAATTCTTGTTAAAGTTAACAATACCGCATTGGGTGGCTGGAACTTGCTAACTGTGTTACCAGACGGCACATTTAGTGTCGTTGGTATTCAAAACGGTACAATACAAATTAAAACAGCTATTAGTGATTTTGCTAATAATGGACTAGGCTTTGGCAACCAAGGTTTTGCCAGCGCACGTTACGACCAAAATCCTAACATAGAAATCCGTTACATTATACAAGCTCTTAGAGACGACATCTTCATTGGCGAACTAGACGGCGAATATAATAAATTATTCTTTGTAATGATGAACTACTTGTTCAATGAACAAAAATATGTAGATTGGATCTTCAAAACAAGTTTTATCTCAGTTACGCACAACCTGCGAGAATTAACGCAACCAGCTAACTACATCAAAGATAACCAAACTTACTACGAAGAATACATCAATGAAGTTAAACCTTACATTACTAAAATACGCGAGTATCTAACTTCTTATACAGGTACAGATGAGTTTAAAGGTAGTGTAACTGACTTTGACCTAGCACCGTACTATGATGCTGAACGTGATATATTCCGTAGCCCGAGTGGAGAAAGTGGATATGCTGCGTCTGATAGCCAACTATGGGCTACAGGCTACTTAACATCAACAGGTCAACTAATTAATCAAGATTACCCACAATGGTATAGTCATAGAACCTACAGCATTGGTAGTATTGTAATCACAGACCCGGGCGCAGGATACACTGCTGATCCAGAAGTAATTATCACTGGTGGCGGTGTTGGCGTGGTATCTGCTAAAGCAATTGCCGAAATTGATTTTGATACTGGACGTTTATTGCGCATTACGGTTACTTCTCCAGGTAGCGGATACACACAAAATCCAACAATTGAAATTAACGGCAGTGCTGTTACTGACGCTAGAGCATACGCATTATTGACCAACGAACAAGTTCGCTCATTCGATACAACGTTAAAATTTGATCGTATAAGTTACACAAGTTCTGTGGTTGACTGGTCTGCTAATACATTATTTACAGCCAACACTATTGTTAGTTACAACGGTACTGGCTATAAAGTACTAGCAACAATTACAACTACTGATAAGTTTAATCCAGGTGACTACGAATTATACTTTGCTAATGCGTTTACTAATGCCAACGATCGTATTATGGCATACTATGCTCCGCAAGATACTATGCCAGCTAAAGATTTGAATCAATTAGTCTACGGTATTGAGTATCCTGGTGTACAGGTACAGGGATTAGGATTTAATCAACAACCTGGCTTCCCGGGAACAACACAGGCTAACATTACATTTAGCAGTGCTGTTACCACTGCGGTTGGTAATGTAATTACACAATCCGAAGCAGACATAACATTAAAATTAAACTATCCTATCACAGCAAATGTAGGCGAGTACATTACTCAAACTATCGTAACTCCATACTGGGGTAACGTGTTTAGTTCAAGTAATGCCGCACCGTACTTCTGGGCCAACACTGGTACCACTGCCAATGGTAGAGTGTATAGTTCTGTAACCAGCAGTGAACAGGTTAGTTTGGTATATGTTAGCTTAAACACATTTACTGAAGGCGCGGCTAATATTACCATAGCTGGTAGTTCAGCAGTTCGCAGTATCTGGGGCAACGTTGTGGTAGACCCAACTACAGGATTCTCAAGCAACGTAACTCCATGGAAATGGTCTAATGTAGGCGTGCGTCCAGAAGCAACTATTGTCAGCGGCACTAGCTATGTTGGTACTCCAATTACAGATGCTAGTTTAACTGTAACTAAAGTATGGGCGGCAAATAAAGTAACAGGTATTATCAACAACACAACTGATTGGGTAATAGGAAATAGCAGTATCACATTTGGTAATATTAAAGTTGATACTCTTGCTGTTGGTAATGTTCATGTAACCGCAGTTGAATATATCAGCAACAATGATATTAATCCGTTTGACACCGGCAGTTTTGACAATGTTGAATATGATGAAGATGGTATTCCACTATCCAGTGAGGACCTATTAGATACAGTTATACGCAGTACGTTCTTAGATTCAACACTAGGTACACGTCCAGAAGACATTAACATCAGTGGCGGCGCTTATATTGATAGCTATGGTAGTCATGCTCCTGAGGAACTAGTACCGGGTATTATATATGACACGTTAGATATGAAAGTCTACACTAAGATAGAAATCAGCGCAAACGTTGATGCTATTTTAGGGCATCGCATATTTAAAAACATGGTTAACAATACTGAGTTTTTACGTATATCCGGTGACTACACTACAACATTAACGCAACCATTGGCACTTAGTGACACAGAAATACATGTGGCTAATGTTGCGGCACTGGCAACACCTACACCAAGTCAAGAAATTCCAGGTGTGATATTCATTGGTAGTGAACGTATTACATATTGGACAGCTAACGTGACAGCAGGAACGCTAGGCCAAATACGTCGTGGAACACAAGGAACAGCCGCACAAACTGTACACAGTTACGGGGCTGCTGTAATTGATGCGTCAATTGAGCAATTAGTTCCAAATGTGACTCTAGCAAATGTATCTTACACAACTGCTAATACATATACTATTACAGATTACATAGCATATTGGATAAGATTAAACACTAATGTTAGTGCTAATATTGGTGACACTATAGCACAAACAACATCAGGAGTTGATGCTAAAGTAACGGGTGTAGATGCTGATTCTAATTTATTGTTAGTGAACTTTACTAACAGTTATAGATTCAATCACACCAATGTTAGTGTACAGTTAAGTGGTAACATCACAGCCAATGTTGGCGATTTTATTAGTCAACCAAGTACAGGTGCTAATCTAACAGTAGTTGACAATTATACCAATGGTGCTAATATTTTAGCCACATACAATACAATTAACTTATTATCAACTGATGTTGCGTATGTACAGATAAATGATGCGTGGCCTAGTGCTAACGTGTTTGTACGTGATGTGGGTGTAATACCATTGACAGGATCTAATATAGCAATCAACGGTGTACATAATGCTAATATATACCCAATGGTTACAACAATTGCCGGAAACGTAACTGCTAACGGTACTGCTACATTTGGTGCTGGTACAATATATCAACAAACACGCAGTTGGTACAATGTTGGAATATCATCAGCGACAGATGGCGGTGGATACGAACAGGCTACTACAGAACAAGTAGCATTCTTAAAAGCAAGTCCTGCTACGTACTCAACTAGAATCCCATCAATACCAGATGCTATAACCACTGAAGATGCGATAAATATAACAACAGAAGATGGCAATGATTTATACGAGGAATAGTAATGACAATCAAGATTAGCGAGTTAGGTAATCTAACCGTATTTTATGGTAACACTGTAGTTCCGGTAGTAGCGGATATATTTGGTACCCCAACAACATTAAAAGCCAATGGCGCTGTGATGAAAACATATATCACCAGTGACGTTGTTGCCAATATATCGTCGTTGACCGCAACAGTTAATGTGTTGTCAGCCAACGCGGCCGCACAGTCCGGGGCGATTGCTAGTCTAGATGCTAATGCCGCTGTACAAGCAGGTGCGATAGTAACAGCCAACACAGCTATGAAAGGTTATGTTGACGCAGTTACTACTGCGTGGACTGCTAACGCTGGAGCGCAAGCAGGTGACATTGCTACATTATATGCTAATGCTGGTGCGCAGTCAGGTACTATTGCTAGTGCGACTACAGCTATAACTACTGCTAACACAGCAATGAAAGGTTATGTAGATGCCGCTAACACAGCAATGAAAGGTTATGTTGATGGGCAAGTATCGAGTTTGGTTGACGGAGCACCAGGTACATTAGATACATTAAATGAAATTGCTAGTGCCTTAGGCGACGATGCTAATTTATCAGTAACATTAACTAGTTACATTGGTAACGTTAATGCTAACATTGGCACAGCTAATACTGCTATGAAGGGTTATGTTGATGGGCAAATAACAACATTAACATCAAATGCCGCAGTACAAGCAGGTGCTATTGCTAGCGCAACCACAGCGATCACCACAGCTAATACAGCAATGAAGGGTTATGTTGATGGACAAGTGTCTACACTAACATCAAATGCCGCTGTACAAGCAGGTTTAATTAACGATGTAACTGTGGCATTTAATAACTATAGTCCGAATGCTGCCGTAGCGAGTTTTGTTACAGTGACCCCTTTACAGCCGAATCAAGGTGGTACAGGACTAGCAAGTTCAGGCATACTGGGCAACGTACTAACATCAGACGGAGCCGGCTGGGTAAGTAATTCTTTAGCAAATTTATTAGTATTTTCAAACTCGTTAGGAACGTCGGGATATCAAAAATTACCAGGTGGATTGATAGTACAATGGGGTAATGTTGCTACACCAACGTCGTCAACTAATATTACATTTTCAACGGCATTTCCAACAGCGGCATTTGTGTTGATAGCAACAAGAGGAGCGCCGGGCGACACTGGTGGGGTTGATGTAGGACCAGCAGTATCTAGCTTAACAACAAGTGGTGCTGTCTTATCAACTGCTTCGGGCGATTGGCATTATTATGTAGTACTAGGTAATTAATAGGTAAGAAAAACCAATGGCCGAAAACGAAATAAATAGTAATATGAATAAAAATACACAAGAGAATTCTATGGATCAACAGAAAAAACAACCTGACGAACGTGGTGGCGTACACATTCAAGGTCACATCAAGATTTTTGACCCAGAAACTAAAGAAGTATTTGTTGATAAACGCAATGCTATTCACTATGAGAATATGAGTGAAGCTATTGCCTTAAGTTTATCTAATAAAGGTACTAATTTTATTTCGGAAATGCACTTTGGCAACGGCGGTACTACTGTTGACCCAACTGGCGTTATCACATATCTGCCAACTAACACTAACGTACAGAATGCTGACTTATACAGCCCACAATACTATAAAATTGTAGACGATACTAACGCGGCAAACATAGATCCACTAAGAAATAAAATTGTGGTAACACATACTCCTGGTGTGGTATATACAGACATCGTAGTAAACTGTTTACTAGACTACGGTGAGCCACAAGGGCAAGCTGTGTTTGATAACAGCCAAGATTTAAATGGACAATTTGTATTCGACGAATTGGGCCTTAAAGGATTTAGCGTTAACGGCGCAGGCTCTGGCCAACTGCTAACACACGTAATTTTCAGTCCAGTACAAAAATCATTAAACAGACTGATACAAATTGATTACACAGTGCGTATACAGACACTGACTAACTTGAGCACAACTGTATAATTAGGAAAAGACAATGGCATATACAATAGTAAAAACAAATGGGGTATCGTTGGGGACCATCGCAGATGGTACTATAGATAACAAGTCTAAGACTAGTTTAGTTCTTATTGGACGTAATTACAGTAACTACGGTCAGCTAGTAGCAAATAACTTCGTAGCCTTATTAGAAAATTTTGCCAATTCGTCAGAACCGCCTAATCCAATTGCTGGACAATTATACTTTAACACTGCTGACCAACGTATGCGTGTGTATACTGGCACAAGTTTTAAAATTATCAGTAGCTGTACAGCACAGGCATCATCTCCTACTACAACGGTAGCAGGTGACCTTTGGTGGGACAGCACAGAAGAACAACTATACATCTACAACGGCACTGACCCATATACAAGTTTAGGTTGGATCCTAGTAGGCCCTCCTTACAAAAAATCTAAAGGCAAAAGCGGTGCTATTTGGGAACAAATCAGTGACGGCACTACTGACTATGATGTTGTTAGTGTTTATCTAAACGGTAGACGAACTAGCGTAACTTCGCTATCAACTGCGTTTACACCAAGCCCAAGTATTCCTGGGTTTAGTTTAATTAATCTAGGTCTAACATCAAATTCTAGCGTAGCCAACGGTATACACTATATCACAGCAAACAACGCAAATTACCTAGGTAATGTCTATGCTGAGAACTATCTAAGAACAGATATTAATAACACTGCTACAGGCAATCTACAAATTGTTAACAACAGTGGTATTACTGTTGGTGGTAATTTAGATTTAGCAATTACCACAGCAACTAGTGGTGTAGTGAGTATCACTAACAGAATTAACAACGGTGACACAACATTCTACGCTAATGTTAGCGGAACATTGCGCTCAACATTGTCAATCGATGGTGCTACAGGATTGATCACTGTTTACGACAGTCCTACAACAAACTACGGTATTGCTACTAAGAAATACGTAGATGATAGCTTTATTGATGCTGAGTTAACTGGTGTAAGTACAGCAGTAACAATGCCATCCAATACAGCAAATACAGCAATTGCCACAACAGAATTTGTTGTTAATAATTCTGGGTTCTTAACTAACAAAATTTATCAAGGCAACAGCTACGTTGAAATACTTGACTCTGGGTCAGGCGCATTAACTGTGGTAGTTGATGGTGCTACTGTAGCAACTGCTAGCGGCAGTGGATTTAACCTACAAAACGGTGCTACTGCTATTACTCAAACACAAACTTACTCTTCAGCAGGTAATGCAGCAGTGGCTACTACCCAATACGTGAGATCAGCTGGACAATGGTGGGGCGGAAGTGCTAAATTTGTTAGTACTAGTGCTCCTGACGCTGGGGTCAATGATATCGGCAGCAACAACGGTGATTTCTGGTTCCAATACCAGGGCTAATAGATAAGATAAATAAACATATAATTTAATAGGTTAGAAATATGTCATATACAATAACTACAACGGCTGGCGTAACGTTAGCTACAATCGCAGACGGTACTGTAAATAGTACTAATACTAGTTTAACACTTATAGGTAAGAACTATGCCGGTTACGGTATTTTCTTAAATGAAAACTATGTTAAACTTTTAGAAAACTTTTATAATACAACTGCTCCAACTGCTCCGCTACCAGGCCAATTATGGTATGATAGCTCAAACAGCTTACTAAAGGTATACGACGGAAGTCTTTGGAAACCAATTTCAAGTTCAGCAAGTGGTAGCACACAACCAGCAAGTCCGATTACAGGTGACTTGTGGTGGGACAGTGCTAACGCACAACTTAAAGTATGGAGTGGCGCTGCTTGGATTACAGTAGGCCCATCATACACTACAACATCAGGTACAAGTGGTGCGGTAGTTGAAACTATTCCTGACAGCACAGGTGCTCCAAAAGTTGCTGTTAAATTCTACATCAGCAATACAGTTATTGGTATATTAAGCAAAGAAGCTACATACACACCACAATCAAGTATCGCAGGTTTTGCTACAATTAAACCAGGCTTTAACTTAATTAACTCTAGTACATTAAGCGGCTCACAATTTACAGGTGACGCAAGTAACGCACTAACACTTCAAGGTGTTGCGGCAAACCAATTCTTACGCAGTGATCAAAACACCAGCACAAACTATCAATTAACCATTGGTGGTGGTGTGGTTGTTGGTAGTGATTTACAAATTAACACTACAAGCGGAACAGAAGTACAATTAAACAACGTAACCACTGGTAAAGATTTAAACTTATATGTTACTAAATCAGTTGGCGGTAGCACTAAAGCTATTGGTATTACAGGTAACACAGCCGCAGTTAGTCTAGCTGGCGCATTGAGTGTTACTGGAACAACAACATTAACTGGTGCTGCTTCACTAAGTTCAACACTGTCAGTTACAGGACAAAGTACATTTACTGGTAAACTAGTACCTAGCGGCGGTGGTGGCGGTACTGATATTGGTGCTACAGCATCAAGATTTGCCAACGTATTTGCCACAGTTGGGTCATTTACAGGTAATGTATCGGCAGGTACGTTCATTGGTAACGTAGTTGGTACATCACAAACAGCATTGTACGCTGACTTGGCAGAACGATTTGAAGCTGACGTTCCTATGGTACCAGGTACTGTAGTTGAACTAGGTGGTATGAAAGAAATTACATCAGTAGTTCAAGACTTGAGTGAAGCTGTGTTTGGTGTTATAAGTACATTGCCGGGCTTCTTATTAAATGGCGGCGCAGGATCTAATACTACACATCCAGCAGTGGCAGTAAACGGTCGCGTACCAGTTCGTGTAATTGGTAAAGTTAACAAAGGTGATCGACTAGTATCAGCAGGTAATGGTCTAGCTAGAGCCGCTGACAGATCAGAACTTACAGCCTTTAACGTGCTCGGTCGTGCGTTAGCAGATAAACACACTACTGACGAAGGCCTAGTAGAAGCAATCGTTAAATTGAATAGTTAAGGAAAGTAAAGAATGGCATACGCACAAGGTGATTTGATCCTTAAAGATCATTATAATACGTTTTCAACAGGAACAGCGTCAGGAACAGCAGACCACAACGTAGCAAACATTAACACTGTTTGGGGTGTTGGTAATGGTAATAAAGGTTACGGTCAATCAACTGTACTAACACCAGTAACAACTGGTGCTGTGGTAACAGCCACACAATGGTCAACTTTAATTGCTAGATTGAACACTATTTTAACACACCAAGCAGGTGCTGGTTCTGGCGTTACTAGTCCGGTATCCGGTGACTTAGTTGCTTATCTAAGCACACTAAGTGGTAAAGTAACAGACGCCTATAACAATCGTTTGAATTTTAATAGTACACGTGGTTCAGCAAGTACAACCAACTACGATGCTGTTTGGACATCAGCCACTCCGACAACATTCCAGCAGGTTCGTACAGTGACATTTGTTGACGCAGATGCGGCACGTTATTTCTTTAACGCAGGCGGCAGAATTGGTATTGGTCTAAGTATTCCAGCTGGCGGAACAGACAACACAAAAGAAACCTCATGGGGCACGCTATTATCAAGTGTTGGTACATTAAGCCTTGATGCCCTAACTAGTGTTAGAAGCGGCACTGGAAATACTCTTACTACTGACGGGTCGGCTATCGGGTTTTGGGATTTAACTGGCACAGACCAAACATTAATTAAAATAACAAACTTAGTTTCACCTTATAACACTAACTATGTTGAGGTATTATGTAAAGTTACCGGAACAGCAGGCGCCAATGGCGGGCTAGGTACAACCATTACATTTACCATTAACTACAATGATGCGGCAGCTGACTCAACTGGCACCGGACAATTCAATGATGGTATTTCGATGACTATGCGTGCGGCTGTAACAGTTACTCCACCAGAAACAGTCAACTTAACTAGTACATGGGGTACACCAACTCCGGCAGCTACAGTAAACTAGTTGACAACATAACTAATTTAGTATATAATAAAGGCACCTTTGGGTGCTTTTATTTTGACTTTACCTTTTACAGATAATTATATATATATGTCCACTCCAGAACAATTAGTTAATCAAATACGTACTGCTACTGATTATCAAACAAACAAAAGATTTTTAAAAGAGAAGATCTTAACCGATCTCCATCTTGCCTACAATGGCGGACTTTTTAAACTTGACACCGGCCTACTTGCGTTTGTTGCCACTTGGCCTAATCTAGAATTATTTTTAGAAGATGTTTACGGTAATCCTATTAAAATTCAACGCGAAGATTTTTTAACACAGGCTCGTGAACAGTACCACGCAGTGATGAACTCATGGCACATCCAACATGACGAACTTAAACGCATCAGAAAAATCTAAAGGCGTTGTAATTTTTGCCACAAATACAGCAACAATAGACTACCTAGCTATTGCTCGTCATGCTGAACAGCTAATTAACCACTATCTCAAACTGCCTGTAACAATAATTTCAAACGACACAACAACTACAACAAACCAAAGATACAATATTGATACTGGACAGTTTGACCTATGGAACAACAGTCTTAGATGTCAAGCATACGAGCTAAGTCCCTATGATCAGACTATACTATTAGACAGCGACTACTTTGTCTTAGATGATAGTCTATTAAAATTGTTAGATTCAGTACAAGACTACAAAATTATAAGAAATAACATCTACATTGACGGTGCTCCGTCTGACACTTTAGGCAAATACAGTATACCTAGTCTATGGGCCACAATTATAGCTTTTGATCGCACACCTAAGAGTAAGATGCTATTTGATCTGGTAGCACGGGTTGAACGCAATTACTCATACTATCGCAGGTTATACAATATACAAGCGACTAATTTTAGAAATGACTTTGCCTTTACCATAGCCGATAATATTCTAAACGGATATTGCCAAGATCCAACAAATTACATACCGTGGCCTATGCTAAGTGTGAACACACCTATAGACAGTTTAGAACTACAGGGTAGTAAACTGTACATCAAAACCAAAGATCAAGCCTATGTTACACCAAAGCAAAGCATACACATTATGGGCAAGGCTTGGCTAACCAGTGATGCCTGCGCTGACTTTGTTAAGGAAGCTGTTAATGCGTGAGTTTAAAGAACAATTTGGCTTTTTAACTATTGCGCAGAATACAGATGTGGACTATCTACACCTAGCATACCTACAGGCGCAGAACATCAAAGCCACACAAAAGTTAAACAGTTATGCTGTGATCTTAGACGAAGCTACAGCAGAACATTTAACTCGAGGACATAGACAGGTATTTGACCATATCATAATACTGCCCAACGATTGTGCTAGTAACGAAACATGGAAACAATCAAATGAATGGCAGGTGTTTAATCTAACACCGTTTAAAGAAACAATTAAGTTAGAAAGCGACTTACTGTTCACTCGAGATATTACCCATTGGTTAGATGCCCTGCGATTAAAAGAAATTTGCTTTAGTTATCATTGCTTGGATTATCAAGAGCAGGCAATAACAGAAACACCCTATAGACAGATATTTAAATTAAATGATCTACCTGACATATACACAGGTATGTATTATTTTAGATATAGTCGCACTGCGGCAGAGTTCTTTAGGCTAGCAAAAAACGTCTACAGCAATTGGACTACAGTGAAAGAAAATATTGTACAATCTAGCGACGCACCTAGCACTGATTTGGCCATGTCTATTACTGCTAAACTATTTGGTCAAGAGCAGTGCTATATTCCTACCCTAGACTTTTTTAACTTTGTTCATATGAAGTCGGGCATACAAAAGTGGAGTGATCAACAGCCGTGGACTGATTATGTTAATGTTGAACATGACGGGCAAATGATACGCATTAACAATATAAATCAATATATGCCAGTACACTACTATGAAAAGGATTTCTATGATTGAGGGCGAAGCTGATTTTTTATCCGCGTTTTCTGACATTGTACAACCAGTGGTTCCTGAAGACTATCGAGCATACTATGACGAAGATGGCTGGGTAACTGGATTTGCTGGTAGTGGATTTCCTACAGGTGATAATTGGATAGCCATTGACAGAGACCTATATACAACACACGATTGGAATTGGTTGCGGGTAATCAACGGCAGTATAGTTAAACAACAACCAGTGTATACATACCATTTTTCTTTGACAAAGAGCGACAAAGGTGTTAAAATAGTTAAGAATCATGCTGGAATCGTCATCGAAGACAGCGAAGAATATACGGATATTGAGTACTATGACAAACGAAATAATTGACGTAGCAGATTTAGATGTAATATATCTGACCTATGACGAACCAAACAAAGAAGCAAACTGGATTAAAATACAGAATATGGTTCCTTGGGCTGTTAGGGTAGATGGGGTCAAAGGTACTGATGCTGCCCACAAAGCAGCCGCAGATGCTAGCAGTACTGATCGCTTTGTGCTTATCGACGGCGACAATCTCCCTGATCCTGCGTTCTTTAACCTTCAACTTAAACTTGATGACACTAATAGAGACTGTGTATTTCGCTGGCGTGCCCGTAACTACATTAATGGTCTACAGTATGGCAATGGCGGGCTAAGTTGCTGGACAAAAGACTTTGTCTATGCGATGAAAACGCACGAAGCATCAGATGGCTCAGCTGAGAATGATGTAGAGTTTTGTTTCTATCCTAACTATTGGGCTATGAGCGACTGCTATAGTACTACATATCCTAACCAAACTCCATTCCAAGCATGGCGAGCTGGCTTCCGTGAGGGCGTTAAAATGTGCCTAGACCGCGGAACTAAACCTAGCTTAGAAGACTTTGAAAAGCGTGTACACTCACGTAACTATGATAACCTATGTATTTGGCAAACTGTAGGAGCAGATGTAAAGAATGGCTTCTGGGCTATATATGGCGCACGCTTAGGTACATATCTAACTATGCTATGCGATTGGGAATATCGTTGGGTACAAGACTTTGATACACTTGAAGATCTCTGGAACGAATACAAAGACCGTGATACAGAACACTGTACGCAAATAGGTGATATACTGCGCACACGATTGGCTTTACCTATTGTGGACATGGATTCGGAAGAAAGTAAGTTCTTCAAACATCATTACAAGAGTAATTTTAAAAATCAGGGACCAATGGTCAGAGAAAACTAATTTATGATAACAATGAGCAACAAAGATAGGCGCATATATAATATAGAACATCTAATTATTGACGTTGTGGCCGAACTTCAGAATACAGGCAAGGTTGAAATCTTTCTTAACTATGAAGGACCATGTGCTCGATCACTGGGCCTGTATGATCTGTTAGATCATATTTGTCGATCGTTTAATGTTAACAAAAACTTAATAACAGTACGTACCCATAACTATTTAGAAAAACACAGTGAATACAATGTTGTAATTGAACCAAATCAATGGATAACAGGTGCTAGACAACATGCGCCAATCTCTATACCTAGTAAGCAGACCCAGTTAAAAACAGTCGGGTTCTTTAGTGGTCGCACTAGTTGGTATAGAATGATATTGGGCGCTTGGTTATTTAATAACTATCGAGATCAAACGTTGATGAGTTTTAATTATAGACACGTAGATGATGATAAGTTTTTATGCGAGTTAGATGAATTAAACTTCTTTAAGGGCGATAACTTAGAAGAAGCGGTATGTTTTTTAAAACATACCCCTATAATCTTAGATGATATGTACTACTATAAACAAATACACACAAACGACGTTTGGGTCAATGTTAACGGTAACAGTTTGTATAATTACTATGATCAAATATTCTTAGAACTAGTAACAGAAACTTATGTCACTGGAGTAACATTTTGCCCAACTGAAAAAACTATTCGAACGATACTTGCTAAAACTCCATTTATAGTATTTGGAGCAGTAGGATATTTAGAGAATCTTCGCAGGATTGGATTTAAAACATTTAGTCAATGGTGGGACGAAAGTTACGATACACTCGAGGGTGCTGATAGGATAGATGCTATAAAACGCTTAATAAGTGAAATAATGTCTTGGCCTCAAGACATAATGTGTGCTACAATAGTAGATATGCGTGAGATATTAGACTACAACCGCACCCACTTTATGACTATGAATCTCAATGAGGTCCCACAATGGTAAATGTAGTACCAAATCAAGATTTCATTGGTATAGGGTCTGACCTTTTGGTTGTAACTGCAGGTGATAGTACAACCTATGGAACTGATTTAGGTACCGATGAATTCAGACTTAATAATATCTATGGAAGACACATTGCGAATGCCCTGTCAGCTGATTTTTTAAATCTTAGCGAGTCAGGAGCAAGCAACGCTAGTATTGCTAAACAAATAGAACTTTTTGCTAGTCAAATTAATAATTTAAATTACAAACACATATATGTAATATGTATGATGACTGAACCTGGTAGAAAATTTGACTCTATAGAAGATGAGCACATAGATTATTTTACATGGTTGAAAGATAATATCAAAGAGTCGGCTGATTATTATAAGTTATTAACATTTTTGAACACTGACAGTATTAATCGTATCTATGCTGCATTAGAATCACACAATGTGACCTTACGCATTGGAACTCATATAGCAGACTTATATGGGGTAGACGGAGTTAAATCGGGTGATCTATTAGAAAAGACTATGTTTAAAGTAGTAGCAGAGAAAAAAAACTTTAACTATATTGAGGGGTGTTATGTAGTATTCCCAGAAACAACCACAGCAAGATTGTCCAATGTATTAAAACTACAGCCGGCATTGAAACGTGTGGATTTTCTTAAATGGTATATGGAATTAATTGAAATAGCAGTTGTCCGTCGAAGACAACTTACAGAGTGCGGTGGATTCAACAACTATCATACCAATGAAATAGGTCATAAATTATGGTCCGATTATATATTAGGGACAATTAAAGATGTCTAAGAGTAAATTTTTAAACGCCGCAGAAGAAATGAAAGATAAGTTAGGGCCTAGTTTATGTTTGGCCAAGTGGCAACAGGTAAGTCTACACTTGCCAACTGGTCTTAACAATAGCTGTTATCATCCTCCACTACATGAGATTGATGCGCAGATAGTTAAATTTCATCCTACTGCCCTACACAACACACAGCACAAAAAAGAACAGCGTAAGAAAATGCTAGAAGGTGAAAAGCCTAAAGAATGTAACTACTGCTGGCATATGGAAGATGCTGGACATCTAAGTGATCGTCACTATCGCAGTGGTGAGCCATGGGCGGCAGAACATTATGATACTATTGTAAATGGTCCATGGGATCAAGATGTTACTCCTAGCTATGTAGAAGTAAACTTTAGTCATGCTTGTAACCTAGCCTGTAGCTACTGTAGTCCACAGTTTAGTACAGAGTGGGGTAAAGATATTGATCGTTGGGGTGCTTATCCTACTAAGGTTCCTCACAATGACCCTAATCACTTTAAAGGTCGTCGTAAGCCTATTCCTGTTAAAGATGATAATCCCTATGTAGATGCCTTTTGGGATTGGTGGCCTACCCTGTATCCTAAACTAAAACACTTCCGTATGACTGGTGGTGAGCCACTTATGGATAAGAACACGCATCGTGTGTTTGACTATATTCTTGCTACGCTACCTAACACTGATCTACACGTAGACGTTACTAGTAACTTCAGTGTCGACGAAGGCCTGTTTACCAAGTATTTGGCCAAGGTAAAAGAACTATGTACAGGTGAACGCATAGAACACTTTATGCAGTATGTTAGTCTTGATACAGGTATTGCTGAACACGCAGAATATATTCGTAGAGGATTGAACTTCCAACGTAACCAAGCATACGTACATCGTTACCTAACAGAAGTGCCATATCGTAACAGTCTAACCTACATTATCACAATGAATAATCTAAGCCTACTAGGCCTACAACGTCAACTTGAGCATATCTTAGAACTGCGTAGATTGTACAGCACTACCTATCAACGTGTTTGGTTTGACACTCCTGTACTGCGTACACCAACTTGGCAGAGTCTACAGATTCTTCCGCCAGCATACGTAGGTATCATGGAAGGCGTGGTTAAATGGATGAAACTTCATTTGATTAAAGAAGGCGAGAATCGCTTTGATGGATTTAAAGATTACGAAATCCAACGTATGGAACGTGATCTAGTATGGATGAAGAACGGTAAGAAGCTAACAGACAAATACATCAACGAACAACGTGCAGACTTCTATCGTTTCTTTAGTGAATACGATAAACGTCGAGGAGCATATGAAACTGATGCGGGACACTTTACAGACATATTCCCGCAGATGAAAGAGTTTTGGCAGGAGTGTAAGTGGCATGCTGAACAATAAATTAATATTATGTATAGGTAATAATACTAGACAAACGGATCAACTGGCTAGTGAAGTAGCTGCCAAATATCAAACTGTGAACTTAGGATTGCTGACTAGTACCACAGCAGAATTACAAGAACAGGGGGTGTATCATACTAGTCTAGGCGATCTAGGCAGTGTAACACCATTGGTAAATTTAGCTGCTGAATTTGACCATGTACTATTTTTTAACCAATCAGCTGACAGCTATTCTGATGAACGTACTTATGATCTAACTAAGTTTGCTATCGAACTTATTGAAAATCGATTAGAAATACCCGTAGAAATTATCAATGCCTAAACTAACTAACGAAACAGATCTACAGTATAAACGTCGTGTGATAGACATTAAGTCAGAATCATTCTGTGCGGCCAAATGGTACAATGCTACCATATGGTTAGGCAGTGGACAAACTACCAGTTGTCATCATCCCTTGCCACATGCTATAGACAAGGAAATGATAGCCATCAATCCTAGCGCAATACACAATACTCCGCAGAAAAAAGAACAGCGTCGCATGATGCAACAAGGCGAACGACCTAGCGGTTGTGAATACTGCTGGAAGATAGAAGACATGGGCACCGAGGCAGTCAGTGACCGCGTGTATAAAACAGTAATATATGATGATAAGGATCTAGATGATGCGTATAAACTTGGATGGTATCAAGATGTCAACTTACAAACTTTGGAAATCGCATTCGACAGAACTTGCCAGCTTGCTTGTAGCTACTGTAACCCTGCTTTCAGTACTTCCTGGGTTAGAGATATTAAACGCAATGGAGCCTATGAACATCTTGTATCTGACGGACGCAATCACTTTACTCACACTCACGATAGTAG